TCCAAGAGACTGGACCCGGCATGTGGCGATTGACCCTGGCCATGCAGTCATGGCGACCCTGTTTGCTGCAGTCCCTCCTGACAACTCCATGCTCCTGTTCTACGACGAGTTATACATCCGCAACTGTAACGCCGCGATCTGGGGCGAGGAGTTTGTCAAGAAGGTTGGTGAGCAGCACATCTACGCCGTCATTATGGATATGCACGGCGGCACCCTGCGAGACTTGGGGTCTGGTCGCCTCCCCCACGAACTGTACAGCGAGGAGCTGCGGAAGCGGAAATGGCGGGCCGAGATGACCGGCTACCAGTTCATACCCGGTTCGGATGACATCCAGGCGAGAACCGGCTTGGTCAGGGAAATGATGCACATCCGGGGCGATGGGACGACGAAGCTCAAGATTCTGGAAGGAACCTGCCCCGACCTTCGCCGCGAGATCAAGCGGTACAGAAAGAAGACCCAAACGGTCAACGGCCAGGTATATGTGACCGACATACCCCAGACCCGGGGTGATGTTCATGCCGTGCAGACCATGGAGTACATGTGTGCCTTCGAGCCTGAGTGGCACCCTCCCCCGAAGACATCCGGCCCCGAGCCGTGGTGGGTGAAATACCTCGCTGAGAAACGTAAACGTGAGCAGGGGGGCGAGGACTCCTGCATTGTTTTAGGCCCCTGTACGAGGTTGAAATGAGCTACGAAATGCCGAAAGCCCAGATGGGCGACTTTGTTTACTATTACCCCCATGAAGGTTCCGAACCGGCTGCCGGGATTGTGATCGGGGTTTCCCAGCGATCCCTGTCAATCTGGGTCATCGTCCCGACCTACGGCGGTGTTGAGAAGTTCTCGGTCCACCACAAAGACGACCCTGGCCTCAAAGAGTACGAAGAGTGGAAGAGCTTCGGCACTTGGGAACACAAGCCGGAAGATTCGCGGATTGCGATCCTGTCGGAGAAGGTGGCCCTGCTGGAGAAAAAGCTCGCTGCCAAGGCCAAGTAGGACACTAGTTGGTAGGAGCCATTATGTCCCAAGATAACCCCCTGCGCCCGATTGTCGCCGCCTGGCTCGAGAAAATCAAGCTGGCCGAGCGACACAAGAAGCCCTTTCAGGAAGACGCTGACGAGGCGATGCAGTTCTTCGCGGGTGATCCCACGTTCATGTGGGATAATAAATACGCTCGCGGGGAGCGGGGGTACAACAAGGGCATCGATCCGCCCGCCTTCCGGATGCAGGTTAATCGTGTCTGGGAGGCGGTGCGTCTCTTTACCGCTGTGATTCACCACCGCAACCCGACCAGGACGGTGACTGCCAAAGAGTATCCGGTCGTCCCGCCGCAGATGCTGGGCATCTTCCCACAGCCTCCGACACCGCAGATGGGGCCAGACGGCCAGCCTGTCGTGGGGCCTGATGGACAGCCGGTCATGCTGCCCGATCCAGGCATGATGCAGTACGAGCAGGGCATGCAGAGCCTGCAGATGATGCAGGAGCGGCGAAAGGTGATCTCTCAGCTGCTTGAGGCATACCTCAATTACACGCCGAACGAACTCGATCTGAAAGGTCACTCTCGGCGGGTGGTGGAAGAGGCGTTCATCAAGGGTGCGGGGGTGTGGTGGCACGAGCTGTACCAGCCCCCTGGCTCACAGCAGAAAATGGCTGGGAGCTTTTACGATACGGTAGACAATCTGGTGTGGGACCCCGACGCCGACGAGTTCCAAGACATCAGGTGGTGTGCGAGAAAGCGTATACAGCCCTTGGATGAAGTGGCAGCCAAGTTTGGCCTGAGCAGGGAAGACCTGAAGGGGCACATGGAGAGCTACGCCTCTCAGGCCGACAAGAACCGCCGCGACTACATGTCGGAGAAGAAAAGAGGTCAGACCAACGACCTGATCTGCTACTGGGAGATTTATAGCAAGACCGGGTTTGGCGACCGGATGAAGAATGCCGACAAGGACCTCCGGGGCAAGTTCGATGCCATGGGGCCGAACTGCTACATCGTGGTAGCCGAGGGCGTAGAGTTCCCGCTAAACCTCCCTCCCAAGATGTTGCAAGAGGAGGTTGACGAAACCGGCATTCCGCAGGGCTTCTTCATGGCGGCCCAGTGGCCCATTCCGTTCTGGGCAGAGCCGAACGGCTGGCCTTTCACTCTCTTGGCGTGGCACGGCAAGCCGGGTTACTCATGGCCCTTGTCGCTGATTCGCCCAGGTATTGGAGAACTCCGATTCATCAACTGGGCCATGTCGTTCCTGGCTACGCGAATCGCCACTTCAGCCCAGACGCTAATCGGTGTCGCCAAGGCTGCTGACCCGGACATGAAGGCCAAGATTCTCGACAGCAGCGAGGGCGGCTTCAAGATTGTTGAGATATCAGAGGCCATTGGTCGGTCGGTCAACGATGTGATCTCGGTGTTCAACCTGCCTGGTGTCACGGCAGACATGTACCAGATCATTGCTGAAGTCACGGCCCTGTTCGACCGGCGTGTCGGATTGACCGAGCTGATTTACGGCATGACCAGAAATCAGTTCAGAAGTGCAGCAGAAGCCACCGTGAAGGCCGAACAGATTTCTGTCCGACCGGACGATTACGCGAACACCCTCGAGGACGCTCTTGGCGAAGTGGCAAGGAAAGAGGCATTGCTTGCCCGCTGGATGATTTACCCGCAAGACGTTGCCCCGATCCTTGGGCCGATGGCAGCTCAAGCGTGGCAGATGCACGTTCAGGGCGAGTCTCCTGACGCAATTGTCAGGGAATACAGCTATCGGGTTGAGGCGGGCAGTGCAAGGAAGCCGAACCTCGCGACCAAGATCGAAAACATGACGCAATTCATGCAAATAATGATGCCTGTCGCGCAAGGGTTGCTACAAGCCGGTCAGCCCAATTTGTTCAACGGTCTACTGACCCAGTGGGGCAAGACGATGAACTATGACGTTAGCACCTTCCTTGTGCCCCCTCCGCCACCTCCTCCACCCGAGCCGCCCCCTGCCAATGGAAATGAGCAGCAACCTCCCCCCGAAGGACAATAGTAAGTGAACGTACCACACGAAGTGAAAGAGGCAGGCCGATCCGCCATCGACACCTATCGCGCGTCCATCAGGGCCGGAGCCAGCGAGAAGTTCGCAATCATGTGCGCCCTTCAAATCGCCCCCGGCACAAAAGGCAGCGACCGGGCATTCATGGAGGGGAGGCTGAACAACCAGCAGCTGGATCAGCTCCCGAAGCGGATGGCCAGCTACATGGTGAAGGAGGCCAATGCGGCGGGGATCAACGTCAGCGGAAAGCACTATGTGGGCGGGATCGCGGACAAACGCTGTTGGCGGGACCCGGAGGCATGGGTTTCTTCGGTGGACGATGTCAAACGAGTTGCGGTGAAAAGAAACCTGCACGTCTCCGGTGCAGTGGAACACGAGGGGATCGCCTGCCCACCCAAAAGAGTCGCATTGAGTGAACGAATCATCAAAGAGGAAGTGGCCCGAGAAAAGAAGCGGAATCCCAAGGCCAAGGCTGGGGAGCTGCGAGAAAAGGTGATTGAGAGACACGCCCTGAAGAGGAAGCTGTAATGCAAGAGATCAGTCGGTTTTCTGCCCCTGCGGTTGAGATTGTTTGCACGAACTCACCCAGCACATCGCACCGCATTCCGTTTGCGCACGGGGCCGGTGGCGTGATCACCATCTCGAGTACGGGCGGAGCCACTCAGATTCAGTGGTATGCCGCTCCGAACACAACGACCGCCCCGGTGCCGATCTTCGCGGATGGTTCTGCGGTGACGACTGCGGTGACAGTCGGAACTCATCCGTTTCCCGACGCGACGTTTGGTTGTCACACGGTGGTGCCGGTGGTCAGTGGTGCTGCTTCGATGTCGGCCACCATCACGGTAAAGGGCTAGCCGGATGGCGATGAGCCCGACCCTTCTTCGGCCTCGCCGTCGAGCGGCAGTCTTGCTGCCCCCAGTAGAGGGCTCTGCCCCAAGCGCCCCCACGGGCATTAGCCTGACTACCGCCCCCTTAGTGCCAACTGCGATAACTCTAGCAACAGCTCCATCCCCGCCGACTGGCGTAACAATGGAGACTGGCTTGGTGGCTCCTACGAATGTCGGTCTGCTGGCCGCACCGAAGAACCTCACCGCCACCGAGGTGTTCGCCCCTGACTCACCTACTGGCCTTGACCTAACTGCGGCCCCTGCAAGTCCGACTGGCGTTCAGCTTTCTGCCGCCCCGAGCGAGCCAACCTCAGTCACGGTCGTCTCCGCGCCAAGCTCTCCGACTGGCGTGGGGCTTTTGGGTGAACCAACCAATGTCGTGGTAATAGAAGGCGGGGCCACCGACCCCTACTTCTCTGATGTCGTCCTCCTTCTGCAAGACTCTCTTACTGACGAGTCGCTACAAGGCCAGACGGTCACGGCACTGGGCGGGGCTTCTTTCACGACAACCAATCCAAAGATTGGGACGCACAGCCTTGACATCGCTTCATCTGGTCACATAACAACAAGCGCGTTTCCGCTTGGCACTGGCGACTACACCCTTGAGATGTGGTTTTATCAAACCGCATCAGCCACCCAGCCTTTCCTTTACACAGGGCAAGCTCACACCACCGCTGGTTCGCTCTGGGTTACGGCTGATATTGGTGGCGGCGGTGGACTGAGCGTTGGAGTCGCTGGTGGCGGCGCGGTGCAGCAAATAAAGACACAGGTTGTCCCTGCCCTAAACCAGTGGAACCACTTTGCAGTGTGCCGGGAATCTGGCAACACTAAAATCTTTCTGAACGGCAACCTGCTGATCTCTTCTGCCGCTCATTCTGGCGTGAACTTACCGGAAGCCGCGCCAGAATTCGGAAACGAATCCTCCACCAACAGGCGATTCCCCGGATACATCGACGCCATCCGCGTAACCAAGGCCGCCCGTTACACCTCCAACTTCACGCCCACCACCTCCGCATTCCCCAGCTAACCATGCCGCACGCCACCGACATCACCAGCCCGTCTTGGTTCCTATGCTACACCCCGGGGACCGATCACTTTCACTTTGGGTTTGCCCCTGAGTATTCCCATTTGACGACCGGCCAGTCCCGCTGCGAGCTGTTTGACAGCGAATCCGCCATGGCCGCCAGGGCGGATGAATTGAAAGGCGAAGGCTGGTACGCGGACAATAAACCTATAGAGCCTGACCCAACACCTGTCTCTAACGTGACTTGAGGAGCCGATAATGGCCGACATTCTTGTGAACTGGACTGCCCCCGCGAGTGATGGTGGATCGACCATCACCGACTACCTCGTGGGGTACAACGCTGGCACCGCGACCTTCGATTCGGGCACGGCCACGGTCGTGACTGTCTCTGTTGCCAACCCGGCCTCTGAGACGAGCTACACCCTGACTGGCCTGAATTCGGGCACTCAGTACGCTGTTGCCGTCGCGGCCCGCAACGCCGTGGGTGACAGTCAGTACAGCACCTCCGCAGCAGCGACCGCCTAATGGCAACTTTCAACCTAACATGGGACGCCGCGTCAGTTGGCGGGGCTCTCAGCGTAGACGACCACGACGTTGAGTACACACCCAGCGGCGGGAGCGCGACCGTTGTGGCCACCTCGTCGGCCAGTAACTCTCACACGATCAGCGGTCTCGCTGACGGCACTGAGTACTCTTTTAGGGTTCGGGCTAAAGACGGATCGGTTGCTGGCCCATGGTCGGCAGCAGTTTCTGCCGGTGGCGGCAGCGGTGATTCCTCTTGGAACAGCGTGCTGCTGCTGGTTCCATTCGACAGCGATGCCACCGACGTGAAGTCGGCAATCGCGCCGACTGTGTCTGGCTCGGCCATCGCCATTACTGGTAGCGGCAAGTTTGGAAGTTACGGCGCGAACACTGCCGGTAACACGTCGAGTTATTCGACCGGGGCGTTTGGCGGTGGCGACTGGACGGTCGAGTTTTGGTTGAACCGGGAATCATTCTTTAATACAAACGCCAAGATCATTGACCTCGGTGCAGTTGAGCTTGAAGCCAGCGGTAGTGTTGACATCAACTTTTATCATGTAACCTCCGATACGAATTTCGGCACTACATCTAGCAGTTTCACCCAAGGCCAGTGGTTCCACATCGCCATTGTCTACGACAGCGGAACGCTTCGCAGTTACGTCGATGGCGTGCAGCTTGGCTCCCTCACCACATCTGTCACTGATCCGACGAGCGTAGTTCTTGGTAACACTGCAAGTTTCGATGACTTGCGGGTGACGGCCTTGGCTCGCTATCCCGGCGGAACCACGTTCACTCCGCCGACTGCCGCGCACCCTACCAGCGGGTCAGCAGGTGGTGCCGCCCAAGTTGGAGCCCTTTACTCAATCGGCTCACGCTATGGCACACAGCAGCTTGGCACTGATACAGATTGGTCGAGCCTTGGTGGCGGCGAAAACTGGTCATTCGCGATAAAGAGTGACGGCACACTATACGCCTGGGGGAACAACAGTCAGGGCCAGCTTGGCGTTGGGGTTGCTGGTGATCAGTCGTTTTCCGTGCAGGTTGGCAGCGACACCTGGGAAATGGTAGCCCGTGGCGGCCTCTATCACAGTCTCGGCATTAAGAGCGACGGCACACTGTGGGGGTGGGGTGACGGCGCAAACGGAAAAACAGGGCTGGGAGGCACCAGCGATTACAATTCGCCGCAGCAGATTGGCTCGGATTCGTGGCAGTTTGTTGGGGCGGGCTATAACAGTTCACACGGCATCAAGGCGGACGGCACGTTGTGGGCTTGGGGTTACGGTGCGCAGGGGGTTTTTGGAGATGGCAGCACGACCGCCAGCCAGACGACTCCAAAACAAATAGGCTCAGACTCGTGGTCGATGGTGGCGGGCGGCGAGGCCCACACTATCGCCATTAAGTCCAACGGCACGCTGTGGGCCACCGGCTTCAACAACAACGGGCGGCTCGGAGTTGGCGACACAACAAGCAGAACTACCTTTACTCAGGTCGGCACCGATACCGACTGGAGCTATGTAGTCTGCGACCGAGACAGTAGCTACGGCATAAAAACTGATGGCAGCTTGTGGGCGTGGGGGCGTAATGATTTCGGCCAGCTCGGAATAGGTAACACGACGAACCAAAACACGCCGCAGCGAGTGGGGACTGACACTTGGCTCGACGTTTCGGCCTTCAATCTAGTCGCTGCTGGGGTTAAATCTGACGGTACGCTGCACCGCTGGGGATTAGACCTCACAAGCTCGCCGGTTCAATACGGAACCACGTCAACATATTTTGACGTAGAGGTGGGCGACTCTTACATACTTGGCCTGTATGAGTAGCGCTCGCACGTTAGCCCGAGCCTGTGTTTATCCGCTGTTAGCCTTGGTGCTGGGCCTCGCTTTGGGTTTTCGGTCCTACCCAGAGATTGTCGGCCACAAGGTCTGGCTGATTAGCTGGGCCTATCAGAGCATATTTCACCCACCTCAGTACAACCCCGACGCTGTTACATGGATCGCACGTCAGCGGCTTTTGAGCTGGTACGGTGACCTTGCCAAATTCCGCATAATAAGGATGCGCGAGTGGGGCGAAGAGGCTAGAGATTTTTTTATTGAATATGAGGAAAACGGCGTAACGGTGCAACGCATCAAGCGCGTTTGGGTCCGCTGGAAGATATGGACCCAAAACAACGGAGAAGACATTATCTACGGAGCCGACCCAACAATGTCTGACGACCTCAAAGTGAGCGTAGAGGACGTTAAAGAAGACAACGAGCGGCTCAGGGTGAGCCTCAAGTGGCTAGGCGGGGAGGTGGAGCGTTAGTATGCCTCCGACCTTCCAGCTCCGCAGGGGTACGACAGCAGAATGGGAATTTGCAAACCCCGTCCTGCAGGCTGGGGAGATGGGCTACGAGACCTCGACCAACCGGATAAAGATCGGAACCGGCGTAGACCCGTGGTCTTCGCTGCTCTATGTCGAGTCTTCGGCAGACTCCGTAGACTGGTCAAACGTCGATAATAAACCGGTGGCTTTTGCCCCATCGGCCCACGCCTCTACCCACGCGACCGGCAACAGCGATGCCATCTCGCCAGAAGACATCGGTGCCGCACCGTCAGCGAGTCCGACGTTTACGGGAGTCATTACGGTATCGGCAGGTAGCGGGTCGGCGGGATCATATCTCCCCGGCGTGGCGTTCAGCGGCGACCCTAATACTGGCGTTCAGCAGATCGGTGGAGCTGATAATTTTTCCGTAGTCACGGGCGGGAAGGAACGAGTTCGGGTAACGCCCGAAGGGGGCGTAGCGATTGGGTACGCCGGATCAGCAGCGCACAGGTTTGGTATTTCTGGCAACGTAGAAGGTGCTGGTGCAAACGTCGCCTTTATGATGAGCCCGGCAGTTAAATCGCCAGCCACATCGATGTACAACATCTTCTCGCTCCCTTCAGTATCCAGCGGGACTTCGCTTTCAAATTTCTATCACTTTTGGGTTGGTCAGTCAACGTACAGCGGCACCGTTACGAATCAATACGGCTTGCGGATTGACTCAGGATTCACCGGCGCGACAAACAACTACGGCGTTCACCTCAACATTCCCGACGGCGCTGGGCGATGGAACCTGTACTGCGCCGGAGGCGCTCCTAACGCATTCATTGGCAGAGTTGGGTGCAATACCGTAACACCCGCTTCCACTCTCGAGATAAATGGAGTCACCACCATTGCTACCGGCAGTGGCGCGACTGGCTCCTACCTTCCCTCTGTCGTTTTTAGCGGTGACCCTAACACCGGCATACAGCAGATCGGCGGGGCGGATACATTTTCGATTGTGACGGGTGGCGACGAGAGAGTGCGTATCAAACCAACCGGCGCAGTCCGCTTTCAGCCCCTCACCTCAGACCCTGCAAGCGGAGAGGCGGGGGATGTTTACTACAAC